GAGCTCGTGGACATCTCGTCCGTCGAGAACGTCGTGGCCGAGGAATACGCGGCGGTCCGGTCTAAGCTGTTGGCATTGCCGGGAAAACTGGCTCCAATGGTCGCCATCGAGGCCGACGAAATCGCATGCCGCGACCTGATAGAGCGCGGCGTAACAGAGGCATTGGATGAACTCGCCCGAGACGCAGGAGAAATCGCGGCAGGCATTGAGGCTGCGACTGCGAACGATACGCCGAGCAGCGCTGAAAGCACCGCCGCGATTGACCGTCAGTGAGTGGGCCGATCAATATCGGCGTCTGAGCCCCGAGGCTAGCGCGGAACCCGGCGTATGGATCACGTCCCGCGCCGAATACCAGCGCGGGATCATGGATGCGATCAGCGATCCGCGCATCGACACCGTTGTGGTCATGTCGTCGGCGCAGGTCGGCAAGACTGAAATCGTGAACAATGTCATCGGGTTCCATGTCGCGCAGGATCCAGCGCCGGTTCTGGTGCTGATGCCGACGCTCGAACTCGGTGAAGCTTGGTCGAAAGACCGTCTTGCGCCGATGTTGCGCGACACGCCGGCCCTCAGAGGCAAAATCAAGGACGCGCGAAGCCGCGATAGCGGTAACACGTTGCTCCACAAGGCATTTCCAGGCGGGCATCTGACGATCTGCGGCGCAAATAGCCCTGCGTCGCTGGCATCTAGGCCCATTCGGGTCGTTTTGTGCGACGAAGTGGACCGATATCCGGCGTCGGCGGGCACCGAAGGCGACCCGGTGACGCTGGCGCGCAAGCGATCGGCAACATTCTGGAACCGAAAGCTGGTTCTGACCTCGACGCCGACCGTTAAGGGCGGTTCGCGCATCGAAATGGCGTTTGAGGCGTCGGATCAGCGCCGATATTGGGTGCCGTGCCCGCATTGCGGCGAGCACCAGGTGCTGCGGTGGTCGTCTGTGCGCTGGCCGCCGAACGAACCAGAACGCGCGGCCATTCATTGCGTTGCGTGCGGCTGCGAATGGTCGGATGTCGAGCGCTGGCATGCTATCCGGCGCGGTGAATGGCGCGCCGAGGTGCCGACGAACGGCGTTGCGGGCTTTCATCTGAGCGAACTGTATTCGCCCTGGTCGCGCATCGGCGACATCGCGCGGGCATTCATCGAGGCCAAGAAGAGCCCTGAGACGCTCAAGGCCTGGACGAACACCAGCCTTGGCGAAACCTGGGAAGATGCCGGCGAGCGGCTCGACGACACTGGCCTGATGGAGCGCCGCGAGGAATGGTCGGATGCGCCGGCTGATGTCCTGGTGCTGACAGCCGGCGTGGACGTGCAGGACAACCGCCTCGAGGTCGAGATCGTCGGCTGGGGGCGTGACGAGGAAAGCTGGTCGCTCGGGTGGCATGTCATCCACGGCGACCCGTCTGCACCAGCGCTCTGGGCGGATTTGGACCGCATGCTGACGACACCGCTGCGGCGCGAGGACGGCGCGGAGCTGTCGATTGCGGCTGCTGCGGTGGACAGCGGCGGGCATCACACCCAGGCCGTGTATGCCTACTGCCGCGACCGCTACCGGCGGCGCGTCTATGCGATCAAGGGCATGGCGGGCGCAGGGCGTCCTGTGTGGCCGAAGAAGGCATCGAAGAACAACAGCGGCAAGGTCAATCTGTTCCTAGTCGGCGTCGATGCGGCGAAGGAAGCGGTCTACGCGCGGCTCAAGATCACGCGGCCAGGCGCGGGGTTTTGCCATTTTCCGGCAGACCGCGAGCCTGACTACTTCGCGCAGCTGACCGCCGAGACGATTTCAACTCGCTACACCAAGGGCTTCCCCGTGCGCGTCTGGACGAAGCGGCCAGGCGCGCGCAACGAGGCTCTGGACTGCCGCGTTTATGCGTACGCGGCGCTGCAAGCACTGGCAGTGAACTGGTCGCGGCTGGCCTCGGCCAGCGCGACATTCAAGCGCGCCGCGCCTCCTGCTGTGGAGGCGGCGCGCATCGAGCAACCGGCGGCGGAACCTGCGCCGCCAGCGCCACCAAGACCTGCGCCGCGACCGGCCTTTGTGCGACCGATGCGCGGGGGCTGGATGGGCGGCGGATGGAGAGGCTGATCGATGGCTGACAACGTCAACATAACCCCAGGCAGCGGCGCGACGGTCGCTGCTGATGATGTCGGGGGCGCTCTCTACCAGCGTGTGAAGGTCTCGCACGGCGCAGACGGCAGCGCGACGGATACGAGCGATGCCGCGCCGCTGCCGACGCAGGACACAGGCCTTTGGTGGATGCTGAACCGCATCTATCAGATGCTGGCCTCGCCGCGCGGCTACGACAAGTCGCTCCAGCGTCAGCGCGGAACGGTGCTGATTGAAAGCGGAACGGTGACGACTGTCACAACGGTTACGACTTGCTCGACGGTCACAAACATCGCCGGTTTCGGCAGCGAGCAGCCGCAGATCATGGCCCGCGCGATGGCTCGCGCTTCCTGGCGCGCGAATGTGCGCGCGTGCATTACCTGAGGTCTCCAGATGACGAACACCTTCAAAAAAGTCATCGACCGTCTGGAGTGGGTGCAGACCGCGCCCTCGCCAAACGCGCACGCTGCCGGGACGCTCATGTGCTGCGACATGCGCTCGGATGTCTCGCGTCATCCGTTTGTGCAGAACCTGATCTCGACCACGGTTCTCAATCGCTACAACATCGTCACGAAATCCTGGCAGCTATCAATCAACCCCGGCGCTGCCGCTGTCGCGGCTGGCGCGGCGATGTGCTTTGTCCCGAGCTTCGCCGCTGTCGGCACCATCGCTGCGGGCGCGACCACGACATCGTTCACACTCTCGACGGCTTTGGGCACCGCTGTCGGCGTGAACATGCTGGCGAACCGTGGCGGCTCGGGTGACTACGGCTTCAAGATCCGCATCACCGACACCACGGCGGGCAAAGTCGAGGAACGCTTCATCGTCGGGAATACGTCCGGCACGACGCCGACGATCACCGTCGATAACGCCTTCACGTTCACGCCCGCGACCGGCGCGCGATACGAACTGCTTTCGGGCCGCGTCATCATGCTTTCGAGCGGCGCTCTCGCAGCGGCGTCGTGGCGCAGCTACGAGGTCGCAGCGAATACGCTGGCGAATCTATCGACCACCAACCTTGTCGCTACCGTTGCCACGGATAGCGCGCTGCTGGTCATGGACGAGCAGTATACGCCCTACAACAACGAGCCCGGCGAGGGCATGATCAAGGGCGGGTTCACTTACGACACGAACGTCGTATCGAGGAAGGCGCTGACTGCCACCGCGACCGGCGCGTCGTCGCTGACCGGACAAGCTGCGGATGGTGATGCTGTCGTTCTCGCGAACGAGTATCGCAACTTCCAGATCCGCATTGTGCAGGATACCGGCACGCCCGCAGCGGTAGGCCAGCGGCGCATCATCGCTTCGCACACGGCTGGCGCGTCGCCGGTCTACACCCTGGGCACCGCTTGGACGACACAGCCCAGCAGCACGGCAAAATACGTCATCGAGCAGCCCAATCTGATCGTGCTGCGGACCAGCGGCAACACGACGACCTACACCTACAACTACACCGATGCGACCATCAACAACGGAACGAACAGCATCGCTGCGAATGCGTGGTCTACGACGTATTTCGCCGCCGGTCCTGCTGCGAATGCGGCGGGATGCTTGTGGATGCCTTCGTTCGGCATTCAGCCCGATCCCGCACGCAATGCTCGCCACAGCTTCAACTACTTCTTCCGTGGCGGCGCGACAACGCTCGATGTCCTTGACATCGCGAACACCATCACCGGCACATGGACTGGCGCGATCACCTACGATGGCGCGCAGAACGCAACGGGCACCGGGACGACCGGGGCTTATTCGCCGTACGGCGGCGAAGGGCGCTTCACCTACCTCAACATCTACGTCGCCTCGCAGGTCAACCAGATCTACCGCTTCGACTCGAAGAACCGCGTTCTGTCGCCGCACACGCCGACCGACTTCCTCCAGGCTGGAACTGCCGCGATCGGCAGTCGCATGGCGGCATTCGCGGCGATTGACGGCACCGACAAGTACGATGTCGTCCTGCTACAATCGCACCTCTCGACGGTCACCCAAGAATTGCTGGTGCTGGTCTGATGTCCATCTCCGATCTAATCCGCCTCGCGCAGAACCGCCTCGCCACGCTCAACTCCGCGCGGGCGACCGCCGACCGGGACGGCGACGCTGATCGTGTCGCCGCGCTCGACACCGAGATCGCAGAGACCGAAGCCACGCTGGCGGCGCTGCGGGGGATCTGATGGAAACGCTCGCGGAACGCCTCGCTCGTTCAGATGTAGCCTCACTGCCCGACTGGGCGGCTGCGGCGATGCTAAACCAGCCAGATCCGACGCTCCCGGCGGTGGTTGAGTGGCATCAGACGCAGATCGGCATTGGCTCCGTCCTCGACGCTCTCGGCCCCGAGGCCGGGGCGGCGCTGCTGGACGCTCTGACGACGCTGGCGATCTCGCAGCCGGTCATCCGGTGGGGTCTGCGTCTGATTGAAGACGGGCGCTTTGACCTGTCCCGCCCCTCTGCGCGCGACCAGCTCGCGCGGCTCGTCGCTGCGGGCGTGGTGCAACAGGCCGAGGCCGATGCCCTTCTGGCGCTGTCTCGCGTCGAGCGGCATCCGTCATGGGCCGAGGCCAGCGGCGTCGCTGTTGATGCGCGGGCCGTTGGCCTAACGCGCGGAGGTCGGTGATGGCAGTCGCGAAATGGGCCGCGCCCAGCACCCGCAGCAGCAACATCCTCTCGACGGTCGCGAACTCGCTGGCGAACGGATCGGAGAGCAGCGTTGTCACCTACGACAATAGCAGCAACAAAGACCTGTACGCGCTGCTGACGCTCAAGCTCGGCTCGATCACGCCATCGACTGGCGGATCGGTCTCGATCCGCGTCACGATCAACGACGGCACAGATACGAGCGACAAGGTCGGCGGCGATGTCTACGTCCTGCCGTTGACGAGCGGCGCGTCTGCCAAGGTCAATGTCGTGCAGGTCAGGCTGCCGCCGTTCTCGCTGCGCTTGTCGCTGGTCAACAACGCGGGTGTGACTCTGGCGTCGAGCAGCAACGAATTGTACGTCCGCCCCTGGAACGAAGAAGTGGTCTAATGCCGCGCGGGCTCTCGGACTACGATAGCGCGCGGATACAGGGGCGGCTGTGGACGCCTGATGCGATGCGGCCGGCCGCGTGGTGGGACACCAGCGATCTGTCCACAATGGCATTTGATGCCGTCGGCTGCACAACGCTGCGCGACAAGTCGTATCAGTCGATAGACCTTTCTGTTTGGGATCTTGGAACCGGAAAGCCGACTTTGGCAATCCACGGGGCAAGCGGCAAGAATTGCTTGCAGTTCACAAACCAGAGAATGAGGAACCAGACCAAATCAGTTACGTCCGGGACATACACCGGAAATCTGAACGCTTTTTGGGTGTTTGCTGACAACGGCAACGACGGAATAATTTTCCACGAACGTGGTTCGTGGGGAATTTTGCCCGCCGACTTGACCGGCTCTGGTGGTGGATATGTAATCACCGACACAACGGGAGTATCCAGGTCTCAAATATCCCTTGCTTCATACCAGAAAATAACAGCAGCGGCTGGGTCCGTTAATTCTGTTTTGCATGTGCCAAGTTCGGTCCCGAGATTGTGGATAAACGGATCGGAGCAAACCGGAATAACCGTATCAGAGGCAAATATAACGGGATCAAATACTGTAAACATATGCAGCCAATCAAACGGCAACTTTCCTGCATATGGCCAGCTGTGCGAAATATTCCTTACTACAACTGACTTCAATGATTACGACAGGTGGCGCGCTGAAGGCTATTTGGCCTGGAAGTGGAATTATCCCCTCGCCGCTGACCATCCCTTCGCCAACCGCCCCCCGCTGATCGGGGACTGACATGCTGCGGGTCAGAGTTCCTGGCAGCACGGCGCTATTTGTTGACCCCAACGCAACTGCCAATGGCGTCACGTTCACCGCAACCGCGTCTTTCATCGCGGGGACTGGTCAGGTCAACGCAACTGCGGGCTTGCCGCGCACAAACAGCGGTCTGCTTCTGTTGCTTGGTTCGGCGCTCGATCACGCCGAGGCATTGCCGGTCTCGGTCGTTTTCGTGCCTGGCGAGGCCAGCGCAACGGCGGGCAACGCAACAGCAGACGGCGTCACGCTCACTGTCACGTCCAGCCTGATCGCTGGATCTGGCAGCGCCGCCAGCCAGGCCAGCGGCGCAACGTTGACCGTCACGTCCAGCTTGATCGCTGGCACTGCCAGCGCGGGCACGACGGCAAACGGCGTCACACTTACCGCAACGGCAAGCCTTGTCTCTGGAGCTGCTACGGCATCCAGTCAGGCAACCGGGGCCACGCTTTCTGCGACCGCAAGCCTGATCGCTGGCGCGGCAAGCGCCGCCAGCCAGGCCAACGGCGCGACGCTCACCGTCGTGTCCAGCCTGACTGCTGGAGCGGCCAGCGCCGCCAGTCAAGCCAATGGCGTCGTGCTGCCGGTTTCCGCGTCGCTGGTAGCGGGTATCGCGTCAGGCAATGCCGAGGCCTCGGGCGCAACGCTTAGCGCAACAGCGAGCCTTCTGGCGGGCTCCGCTGAAGGCGGCGCAACAGCGTCCGGCGCAACGCTTGAAGCCGCAGCGTCTATCATTGCGGGCGAAGCGACAGGCGGCGAAACGGTGAACGGCGTCACGCTCACCGTGGTTTCGTCGCTCCGAGCGGGGCAAGGCATCGCTGGCGAAACATCGCCGGCAGACAACAGGACCGGGGCGTCGGTATCGACGGGCCGGATTGGACTTAGCAAGAGCGCGCCGCGTAGGCCGCTATCGAAAGACGCGGGCCGCATAGCTCGCAGCGCATAGGAGACATCACGATGGCGAGCCTGATCTACACCAGCTTCTTCAACGATCTCGGCAAGGGCAATATCGACCTCGACACCGACACGTTCAAGGTGATGCTGGTCACGTCGTCCTACACCGAGAACAAGGACACGCACACCAAGCGGTCCGATGTGACCAACGAGGTCAGCGGCGCGGGCTACACGACCGGCGGCGCGACGGCGACCGTGACGGTCAGCGCGGTGGACACCACGAACGACCGACAGGAATACGTCCTGGGCGGCGCGTCGTGGTCGTCCAGCACGATCACCGCGCGCAAGGCGGTCTACTACAAGTCTCGCGGCGGCGCGTCCTCGGCGGACGAACTCATTGCGGTAGTCGATTTCGGCAGCGACGTCTCGACGACCTCGGGCACGTTCACGCTGACGGCCAGCACGATCCGCATCCAGAACTGATCCGATGATCCAGTGGCCTGACAAGGATGCCAACGAGACCGTCCTCGTCGGCATCGACTTCGCGGATCGGCTCGACAGCGGCGTGACGCTGACCGCCGTGACGTGGTCGCACAATCCCGGCGGCATCTCGCACACCAGCAACGGTGTCAGCGGCACCATCGCGAGCGTGCGGTTGACGGGCGGCGCGACGGGAAAGGGGTTCGTGTTCACCGCCGAGGTGACCACATCAGACGGCCAGACGCTGCAAGAGAGCGCCGTCTTCCACATCAGGAGCCGCTGATATGGCCGCTGAGACGCCGACCGTCGAACCGACCACGATCATCGCGGGCGATACGCTGCGGTGGCAAATCACGCTGAACGACTACCTGGCGACCGACGGCTGGACGCTCAACTACGCGCTGCGGAACGCAACGAACCACTACAACATAACCGGCACGGCGAGCGGCACCGATCATTTGCTTGAGGTCAACGCCACCAACACGGCGACCTGGGCACCCGGAGTCTACAACTGGACCGCCTACGTCGAGAGCGCGTCCGAAAGGTTCACGGTCAAGCGCGGCACGTTCACCGTCACCGCCAATCCCGCCAACCCGGTGCCGCAGGAATTCCGCACGCAAGCGGCGAAGGCGGTGGACGACCTCAAGACTGCTCTCGCCACGTTCAAGGCCACGGCTGGCCGCGTAAAGCGATACAGCATCGCTGGCCGCGACATTGAGTTTGAGAGCCTCGGCGAGATGATGAGGCTGCTCTCCATGTGGCAACGCGAACTCGCCAACGAGGAAGCCGCTGCGCGGCTCAACACCGGCAAAGCATCGCCGCTTCTGCTTCAAGTCCGGCTGTAAAGGACATCCCGAATGGTCGAACTGAACCCGCTGAAATGGTTTCGCGCGGGCGAAAAGCCCGTCGCAGCGCCGCGCCGCATGGTGCGGCAGCAATCGGCGGGCTTTGCCGGCGCTGCGGTCAATCGGTTGACGCAATCGCTGGCGACGTGGAGCGGTTCGGCGAACAGCGACGCCGAAAACGGTCTCGCGATCCTTCGCGCGCGTGCGCGGGCGCTCTGCAACAACCACGAATATGCGCGACGCTTCCTGTCGCTCACCGCGACGCACATTGTCGGGTCCGAAGGCCCGACGCTCCAGGTCCGGGCGCTGACCAACAGCGGCGTCCTCGACAGCGTCGCCAACAGCGCCATCGAAATGGCGTGGTGGAAATGGCAGAAGACCGCCGACATCGGCGGACGCATGACGTTCGCGCACCTGCTTCGCGTGACCATTAAGGCGGTGGCTCGCGACGGCGAAGCGCTGGTCCGCATCGTGCGGCGGCGCGATCTGCCGAATGGCTTCGCGCTCCAGCTGCTCGAGATCGATCGGCTTGACGAGACGCTGAACAAGGTCACGCCGGATGGTCTCAACATCCGCATGGGCGTCGAGATCGACAGCATGTCGAGGCCCATCGCCTACCATGTGAAGACCTCGCATCCCGGTGAAAGCTGGGGCTGGACGATGCCCGGCTACGAGCGCATCCCGGCGGATCAGATCTGGCATGTGTTCCTGCCGGAGCGCGCCGAACAGGTGCGCGGCTATTCGTGGCTGCACGCAGTGCTGATCCGCATGGGCATGCTGCACAGCTACGAAGAAGCCGCTGTCGTCGCCGCGCGCGTCGGCGCGAGTAAAATGGGCTTTTTCAAGCGTGCCGCCGAGGATGGTGGCTACGCCGGACAGGCAACCGGCCAGCTTGCCGATCAGAACATCGCCGGGTCGCTGTCCGCGCAGGTCGAGCCAGGCGAGATGTGGGAACTGCCGCCGGGATACGATTTCGAGAGCTTCAACCCCGACTATCCGCACGCCAATTTCGAGAGCTTCATGAAGGGCTGCTTGCGCGGCATCGCGGCGGGCCTGGACATAGACTATGCGACGCTCGCGAACGACCTGGAGGCGGTGAACTACTCCAGCATGCGCGCTGGCACCATAGAGACGCGGGATCAGTGGCAGGTGCTGCAAGGCTGGTTCATCGACAGCCTCGTCATGCCGGTCTATCGCGAGTGGCTAGCCTCCGCGCTGGTGCGCGGTGATGTCCGGCTGCCAGCATCAGGCCGCGCGCTGCCTGCCGATCGGTTCGCCAAGTTCTCCGACGCGAGCACATTCCTTGGGCGGCGCTGGCAGTGGGTCGATCCGCTCAAGGATGCCGAAGCCGAGAAGGCGCTGCTCGCCGCCGGTCTTACCTCGCGCAGCCGCATCGCCGCGAAGACGGGCCAGGATTTTGATGAAATTCTCGCCGAGCTTGCTGACGAACAAGCTAAGATCGCCGCTGCGGGTGTCGTGCTGGGCGATCAACCGGTCGAGGCTGAAGACAGCTCCGAGGACGAAGCCGAAGACGAGGCCGAAGACGAGATGGAAAACGGACAGGAGGCCCGCACATGAAGGGCACGAAGCACACGCGCGTCGCCACTTTTGAGCGCGCCTCTGTTGACCTGGAGGCCCGCACGGTGCCTCTCGCATTCTCCTCCGAGGAGCCCTACGAGCGCTCTTTCGGCATGGAGGTACTAGACCACGCGCCGCAATCGGTTCGCCTCGGCAGGCTGGCCGGCGGCGGCGCGCTGCTGCTTGATCACGATCCGACCAGGCTGATCGGCGTCATCGAGCGGGCTTCCATTGACGAGGACAAGATCGGGCGCGCTGTCGTGCGCTTTGGTCGCTCCGAACTTGCCGAGGAAGCGTTTCGAGACGTGCAGGACGGCATCCGCCGGCATGTCTCGGTCGGCTACATGATCCACGACGCGCAGCCCGTTCGCGGGTCGCGCGAAATCCGCGTGACCGACTGGGAGCCGTACGAGTTGTCGCTT